TTACACACCATGCGCGAGGGCATCTCTGGCAACATCCAGTATTCGGGTTGCGCCGTCGGATTGCAGTTCGCCGTTGGCATTGATGGGCAGATAGGGGCGGGCGGGGATGGTTACGGATTGTTTGCGGGCAAATTTTCCATTGCCGAGCGGTATCATCAGATAGGGGGCGTTTTTGGCGTGGATTTCGCCGCCGATGTGGTGGATGGCAGCGTAGATTTTGTTTGAGCCGATTTGGGCGGTTTGATTGTTGGCAAGGGTGTGGATACTGGCGGCGAGTTGTCCGCTCAATTGCAGTATTTTGCCGCCGCGATGGGTGGACTGCCACGGTTCATTGCCCCAGCTTTCGTTTTCAAAGTTGTCTTCGGTTAGGCTCAACAGCTCGGCGGCAATACCGTGCATCATGGGCTGGCGGTGGCGCAGGTTGCCGAGTAGTTGGTTGAGCCCGCGTTCTACGTCTTGGCTGTTTAGGGTGATGGTGAGCATGGTTTCAGGCTGCCTATTGCTGTTGTTCTATTGGTTCAATCCCAATAATTCCGCCACCCATTTCAACTGTGCCAGCGTGAGTGCGTTGCGAAATTTCTCTTGTTTCATCATTTCTTTTACGGCGACTTTGGCAAGCTCGGGCGGGGCGGACTGGGCTTTTTCTACTGCCATTCGTGCGGTGCGTTGCAGAAAGGTTTTGCCTTGGTTGGCGTTGAAGCCTGCGCTGGGGGCGGCGAATGTGCCGTCGGGCAGCCTGAAACCTGTGCGCTGGGCGTAGCGTTCCTCGCCTGTGGCAGGGTTTGTGCCGATGTCCACAATGATGCTTTCCAGCTTGGGCGAGGGCTGCACCAGCGCCGCGCCTCGGCTGCGTGATAAGGGACGCACACGGCAACGGCAGCGGTAGTCCAGCGGCGGATAGAGTGTGTCCCACACGGGGTCATCGGCGGTGAACACTTGCCCGTGCAGTTTGCGGTGGGCTTCGCGCACTTTGCCGTCGTTGACGGTTACATATTGCCAATAGGGATGCGTGGCGGTGGCGGCGGTCATTTCGGCGTAACGCCCTGCCATGTAGGCGGATTGCAGGTTGGTAAGGTAGATGGTTTTAAGGCGGTAGGGCGTGCCGAGCGTTACCGTTTGCGTTTCGCCTGTATCAGGGTTGGGGACGGTTTGTTTGCCCCACCAGCCTTTTTGTTGCAACACGGGTGCAAGTTCGCGCTTGAAGTCGCGCAGGGTTTGCCCTGTTTCGGCGGCTTTGAGTACGGCTTGGTAGATGTCGTGAGCCACGTCCATTTCGGCGGTTTTGGCGATGGTAAAGGCGGAGACATGGGCATCGTCCAGCATATCCTGCCAGTCCCAACCTTCGGCAACGCGCTTTTGTTTCAGGTAAGCGATGGCGTTTTCAGGCTGCATTTGGAACAGCACGGCGATTTCGTTTTTGTTCATGGCTTACGCTTCCCCCAGCTCCGCCTGCGCTTCCAACCGCCCGACCACATCGGCAAGAAAGATGAGCCGCGCCAGCTCGTTTTGCATGGCGGTGTGGTCTAGTTTGGGATAGGCGTTGGCAAGCTGTTGCAAAACGGCTTCGGGCGTTGCGCCGTTTTTCAGGCTGCCTACCAGCTCGCGGGTTAGGTCGGGCGCATGGGTGTTCAGGCTGCCTGAAACGGCGGTTTCCATAATTTGCGGCACGTCCTCCGCTGCGCTGTGTTCGTGGTATGGGCTGGGTTCGGCGAAATTGGCATTTTCAGGCTGCCTTTGCGGTGGCAGCAAATCGCCGTCTTGAAAGCCGTAGGCGCGGGCAAAGTAAGCATTGCTAAACTGTGCGCCGATTTGGTGCAGGTTCAAATCGCGCTGGGAAAGCTCGGTTGAGCCGTAGGCTTCGGCTTCGTATAACACGAATTTGGGGCGGGCAACGTCGCCGAAGTTAAGCTCGCATATCCAGTCAATCAGCTGGTTGATTGCGCCCATCACAATACGGCTATCGCTGTCGCGAATATCATCGGTTACTTCCAGCCCTGCCGTTGCGCTGGCATGGTTGGTGTTGGCTTCGGTGGTTTGGTCTTGCCCGAGCAGCGCGATATTGATTTCACTGCGGCAATAGCGAATAAGCTTGTCATAAGCATCTACCGACGCGGCTTTACCGCTGGCTTCGTGAATTTCTACGCTGGAATCGTTGGGGATTGTGCCGACCGCGTTGCCGACTAGGGCTTCCAGCGCGTCCAGCAGTTTATTGGTATCCGCATCGGTGTTGCTGCGCGGTTCTTTGCCAATGAGCCACGGGCTGCCGTATTTTTGCGTAAATTCCGCCCAGAATTTCAGCCCTGCACGTTTAAACGTTACCGCCCAAAATACCAAGCCTAAATCACCCAAGCCGTAGGGGTTGGCGTAGCTGGCTTCTTGCGTGGGGCAGAGGAATTTGTAAGCGGGCAATGGCTCGGTGGTTGCGCCGTTTTGGTGGAAATACAGTTGCGCGTCATCGTCAAAGCCAAACCATTCGGGCGGCTTGGCAATGATGCGTTCAGGCAGCCATAAGCTGCCTTGTTGCCAAATGATTTCTATCGGCTGATAGCCAAACAAGGTGGCGTTTAAGATGTCTTTAATCAGGCGGTCTAGGTCGTGGTCGGCTAAGGCAGCGGCAATGGTATCGCGCACGTTTTGCGGCACATCGTTGCCGTCCAGTCGCCATTGCAGCCGCGCCACGGCAGCTTTACGGCGACGCACTTGCCCGCCGACCAATGGGTCGCGCAGCAGCTCGCGGTACACATCAATCTGCCGCCCCATTTTTCGCAGGATGGGGTCGGGGTTGGGCAGCCAGCCACCAAAGCCGCCCATGCCGAAGCGCGCCAGCACGGCGATTTGGCTGGACAGCTGCGCGGCAGTGGGGACGATGGTGCCGTGCGGGGTTTTGAGTTTGATATGGGGTTTCATAAATTGGAGCCTGCCACGGTTTCGTATGTTTGATAAAAGTCGTTTTGAATTAGGCGACCGCAGCTATATAGCGAGTTAAGCAGTTTTCTGCGGCGGTATCCTGTGCCAAATTTTTCCAACAGCATCAACGAAGGCGTAGCGATGATGACAAAACCCAATCCAAATAGACGTAGAACCAACAAGGTGCTGAATATCAAAAAGGCGGCAACAAAAACGACTACGATATAAGGCAACCCAATGAGAAACAGGACTTGATTGGTGGTTTTGGTATGCATATTTTTTCCTTTAATAGCCATTGGTTAATCGGTTTTGGCGGCGCACGGCGCGGCTGGCAACACGCACCGCGCCCATGTTGAGTTCGCGGCTGGCGTAGTGCGCCAAAACCAGCGCAATGGCGGTGTCGCCGTGGCGTTTGTTGCCGTCCTGTCCGCGCGTGCGCGTGTCGGGGATGCGCGGCACGCCTTTCACTAATTCAAAGGCGCGTAGGTCGGTCAAGATGTCTTCATCGCGCGGCAATTTATCCAGCGTGCCGTCTTCCAGCGCGGCTTTAAATGGCGCGGTGTGGGCGCGATACCAGTTTTCCGACAGCATTACCGCTTGCACGCGGTCGCCGCCGAACTGGTCTTGCATGGCTTCGGCGAGATACTGCCCATTGCCGCGTGCGTCAAAAGCTGCACCGAGCAGATTGGGCAAGCCTGCCAACAGATAGGCGCAGATTTGCTCTTGCTGTTTGAACGGCATATTGCCCAGTTCTAGGATAAACGGCGTTTGCAGAGTGAGATTTTGCTGGCGAATCAGCGGCACAATCGCGGTGCGGTCGCCGTTGCGGGCAAAGTCCACGCCGATAAAGCTGTGGCGCGTGTTGTCCAAAGCGGCTAACAGCGGTTTCAGGCTGCCTGAAAGCCAGTCGGCGACTTCGGCGGCGCGTTGGTGTTCGGGCAGCAATGCAAAATCGTCTGTTTGGTCGTAGCGGATAACAGGGGTGTAGGGCGACATTCGGCTTTCAATTAAGGCGCGGTTGAGCCATTTGCCACCGCCGTTTTTGGGGATGCAGTCCAACTCTTCCGCCGCGTCTTCGCCGTAGCTGGCGCGGATTTCGGCAACCCACGCGGCTTCGCCTTCTGCTGTCCAATCTATGCCGCGCCGCAGGCAGATGCGTTTGTATAAGCCGTCTGCGAGCGCATCGTCAAAGGTAATGCGGTGCACGGTGTAGGGCTTTTTGCCTTCGCGGCAGTCGGTAATCAATTCGTTAAATGGGTTATCCACGCCGTCATGGGTGGAGATGATGTGCACCTGCCCGCCCCACATCAGCAACGCCATCGCGGCTTTAAGTAGCTCGGGCAAGTCGTCGTGGAAGGCGGCTTCGTCAATAATCACGCGCCCTTGTTTACCGCGCAGGTTGTTGGGACGGCTGGACAGCGCGGTGATGCGCCAGCCCGACGCGAAGCGAATCACAAACGCCAACACCGCCTGCTTGTCGTCGCCATCGGCAAATACTTCTTCCGTCTCTTCCACTTCATCTGCTGCCAAGCCGTAGAACTTCGCCCAGTTGCCGCAATCGTGGATAAATTCCAACGCCATGTCTTTGTTGTAGCCGATGTACCAAACGTTCATGCCGCTGGTTTGCGCCGCCAGCAAGGCACTATCCGCCGCTTCGCCCCAGCTTAAACCGATACGGCGCGATTTTTCGCACACTTTCACATACGCGGGGTCGGCAATCCAGCGTTGCTGATAGGGCAGCAACACCATCGGCGTGCGGTTATCGTTGGGCGGATTATGGTTTTCAGGCTGCCTGAAATTGTTTTTTTCGGTCATACCGCAATCCCCAAAATCTGTTTGCGGATTTGCTCGGCGGTGTCGTGCGACAGCCCGCCTTTTTTTATCGCTTGCGCCACTTCATCGGCGGTGGCTTGGGCGCGGGCTTTGACTTTGCCTTGATACTCTTTCAGCCGCGTGCTGGCGGAAATCAGCCCCGCGATGCGTTTCGCGCCTTCGCTCATCAGGTCAAACCGCTCCATCGGCGGCAGCTCTTCATCGGGCAGCTCGCCGATTTGCACCAGCGCGTCAAATAGCTCGGTCTGCACCATTGCCATCAGGGCTTCGCTGCGGGTGTCGCCTTCGTCTGCCGCGCCTTCGGCAATCAGCCGCGCCGCTTCGGTGCTGGCTTTGATGCTGGCAAAACGCCGTTCCACCTTTTGCCCATAGCGGTGCACGGCGGAACGGCTGATTTCGTAGCCTTGCGCGGTCAGCCAGTCCGCCAGCGCGGTGTAGTTGGCAAAACCGTTTTCGGACAGCTTGCGCTCCAAGCTGTGGCGCACGGCTTCGGGCAAGGCATCTATGCTGCTGCGGCGTGCCATGTTAGCTCTCCCAGTATTTTGGCGGGCGGGCGATGCCTGCTTCGCAATCAATGGTGTACTCGGCGATGTCCACGCCTAGGCGTTTTAAATCTGCGAACCACATTCCGCTAGGCTGTTTAACCAGTTCCACCAGCCTGCGGTCGGCTAAATAATCCAGCTCGCGGCGCAGTTCCAGCGCGGTGGCATCGGGGTAGATGCCGCGCATCACGTCCAGCAGGAACACTTCGCTAGATGTGTAGGGGCGAGCTTTATTGAGTGTGTTGATGAGATGCCAGCGCATTCCTTCGCGGCGTGCTTTCTCGTTCATGATTTTTTCACGCTTTCTATTTTGTAAAGGTCGGTCAGGGTTTTGTGAATGCCGTCCATTTTGGCTTCCAGTACCGCTTGGTTGCGAATGTAGTCATCGCGCAGCACATATTCGCGCGGCAGCGTGGCTTTGAGCGCGGCGATTTCTTGGCGGATTTCGTCGCGCTCGCGGGCGGCTTCGCGGTTGGTGTCGGAAATGGTTTTGACCCAAAACCACAGCGCGGCGGTGAGCATACTGGTTAAGCCGCCGATTAAGGTTTCTACGTTGAGCGGGTTCATGGTGTGTCCTTTGCGTTCAGGCTGCCTTGCTGCTGCCGATACCAAGCCTGCCAGCCTGAAACCTGTGCGGCGAGTTTTTGGCAATACGCGCCATAGCGCACCGCGTGGTCTAGCAAATGTTGGGGCGAGCCGCTGGCAGGACGCTCTGGGCGTTCGTGTGTTGCCAACAGCTCGGTGGAAACAGGGGCGATTTCAGGCTGCCTAATCGGCATCGGTGTAGCCAAAGGCGCGGTTGTAGAGTTGCAGGCTGCGCTCGCCAATACCGTTATAAACAGTAGCGCCTTGGTTGTCTTGGTGCGTGGCATGGGGGATTTCCTTGTTCAGTTCGTGTTGCTGTTGGTCTAATTGGGCGCGGGTGGCAGCGAGTTGCTCGCCTTGCTGTTGCGCCCATTGCAGCGCGGCTTGTTTTTGAGCAAGTGCATCGGCGAGCGCGGCGGAATAGGCTTGCTGGGCTTTCAGTTGCTCATCGGCGTATTGGTTTTTCAGCAGCAGCGTTGCCGCATGGCACGCGCTTTGCGCCACGGCATAGCCTGCCCATGCCGATAACGCGCACGCCAACACCAAGCCCATGCAGGCAGCCTGAAACTTGTATTTATTCCAAATTTTCAGCATCGCCTTGCCCTTTTTTGATTTCCGCCACCTGCGGCACGGCGGCAATACCGCGTTTAATCAGCGCGTAGCCACCCACCATGCCGCCGTATGCCCACCATAGCCATTCGGGCGCGTTGGCGGTGTGGATAAATTTGTAGGTCATGCAGGCAGCGGTAATATTTGCCCACAGCTTGGTGTGGCTGATTTGCCCTGTGGCGGGATTGGCGATTAAGCCTGATAGCCATTTGAGCAGCTTCAT